CCCCTGGTGTAACAAATCTAAAAATAAAGTTAAGAATTCATCGATATCATTCTGCATAAAATTACTGAAGTATAGATCTTTTTCTATACATTTTTTTTGAAATTTCCTTAATAGATTAATAGGATTAATCATATTGTTATCTTCATTTGACCACATCTTTCTCTGGAACTGAAACCATTCATAGAGCAAGGAGTTTTGATCTGCTCTCTTACATTCATCGAAAAACTTTTCATTGTTCGGATGAAAAGTAGTTAGATGACTTAGGCACTGTAAGGCAGAATTCATGTAGCATGTATTTCCTAAATTCGCTAAACCTTTATTCCCCGCAAGGATTTGTTCTTTATGTTCTGGCATAACTTTATTTAACTATCTATGATTTTTTTAAATAACTAAATGACTAAATAACTAAATATACTTAAAATTATTTTATTTATACTTATTATAAAATATGAGTGATACTGTTGATAATGTCTTAAATTCGGTTAGCGAAGCAGCTGCAAGCGGAGCAGATGAACCTGCTGATGTTGTTGTTGAGGAGACGCCTGTTGACAGCGCTATCGAAGCAGTAGAAGTTGATGAAGCTATTGATGAAGCAGTAGAACCTGTTGCTAGTGCTAGCGAAGCTGAGGAAGCGCCAGTTGAGGGAGAACCTGAACCTGAGCCAGTAGCAAGCGCTAGTGCAGCAGAAACAGCAGCAGAACCAGCACCGGTCTCTACTCAGGAAGTTGTTCAGAATGTTCAGGAGATTTTATCATCTACTGAAACTAATGTGAAAGTAGATAATAGTGAATTAGAAGAAAGAGTTAAAGTCTTAGAAGAAAGATTAGAAAAATTTTTTAATAGTAAAATATATAAAACAAAATACAGTTAATTATTTTTATTTATTTTTTACTTATCTTACTTAATTAGAATAAGCGAGACCACCCATACCAGACATGATACGAAGAACGTTGTAGTTGACTGCATACATATTTAATGGCTGATTGGGGGTAATAAATTGTGCATTGTCAATTCTAGAGAAGTTGCAGGTCCCGGAAGGTTGGTGTTCTTCAGGTTTAAGAGCAAAAGAATAAACTCCGATTGAATTCAAGTTGTTTATACCTCCTCGTCCGGTGTGGTGGGCCCAAATCTGAGCTTGAGTGAAGTATCTTAATTTCCTGGCGGCAAATCTATCGTGCCCATTTAATTTAAGTTGATAATTACCAACTTCAAGATCAGTTGGTGTAGATGGTCCGGCATCAGCCGCCGCCGCCGTGTTATCGGGTACGCCAGCCCAGATAAGTTCCTTGACTGGGTGATTGAAATTAAGTTCCATTGTGGTGGCAGTAGAAAACGACTGAAACTGTAATTGTTCAATCAAGTATTCGTGTGAAACCTGGGCAAATCTACGTCTTTCATCAGTATCAAGGTAAATGTAATCACACCATAAATTAAAGTCCAACGAGGTATCTGCCATGGCGGCGTCAGATAAACCTGTATTCCCAGATGCAACAGCAATAACAATCTTAACCTTTACTTCGTGATATTGAAGGGCAATTAAAGGTAATGCTAGTCCTGGATTGCGACAAAACCAAAATTGTAGAGGGATGTGTAAAGTGTGTCCGTCCGTCATGACGGCATTGAATCCACCGTTGCTGACACCACCAGAGCAAGACATACATTGAAATATATGCGCTTCTATATCACCCATATTTGCAGACATATTCACATCTCCTGCAATGGACACTTTCTCCATAAGTTGCGCGCGCGTTTCCAACCAGTGTCCATAGTGTTTATCGATCTTCTGACCACCAATTTCAAGTTCACACTCTTCAATTATAGCAGAACCATAATTAGAACAATAATTATTGGTGGGCACCGCGGTCGGTGCTACTTGTGTTTCCACATACATTCTGTGAACTAAATCACCATTACGCGAAATAGTAGCTGAAACTGTATTACCAAATCCAACTGATCCATTGAAAGTCTGCTGGATCGCCTCCATGGAGAAGTTCGTATGCCGTCTGTAGACGACCTTGAAGAAGGTAATCTGCGGGTTACCCGTTAAGTAAATATCCTGAGCACCATAAGCTACAAGTTGCATTAATCCTCCTCCCATATTATTTTATACCTTAGAATAGAAAAAAAACCCGAGTAAAATAAACAAATAATTTTTTATTATTATTTTTTTGAAAAAGTTATCTTGAAAAGATAAAAGATAAAATCACTTAATTAGAGTAAGCTAAGCCACCCATACCCGACATGATCCGTAAAACATTGTAGTTGACGGCAAAAACACGTGTTGCCGCGCAACCGGTAGTGCATACTAACTGAGCATTATCAATTCTGGAGAAGTTACACGTTCCAGATGGTTGATGTTCTTCTGGTTTGAGGGCGAATGAATAAACACCGATTCCATCATTCCCTTGCCCAGATGCTCCTTGATTACCTGTGCCCGCGATAGCCGTCATACCACCTGGTCCCGTGTGATAGGCATGTACCTGAGTTTTAGAGAAATATCTGAAATCACGGGCTGCAAAACGGTCGTGTCCGTTTAGTTTAAGCTGGTAAGTCCCCCTGTTCGCGGCAGCTGCTTGTGTAGCGTCACCAATTGCGGCGTTCACTCCTACGTCCGACCCCACAACCCATATTAGTTCTTTTACAGGATGATTAAAATTTAAATCCTTGGAACCTGCGCCGACCGTGATATCTTGAACCTGGACCTGTTCAATCAGGTATTCGTGTGAAACCTGAGCGAATCTACGGCGCTCATCGGTATCAAGGTAAATATAATCAGCCCATAACTTGTTGTAGATAGGGACGGCATTGTCGACCCTATCCCACTGATAATTTAATATAACTTTGACTTCGTGGTATTGAAGAGCGATTAAGGGCAAAGCAAGACCTGGATTGCGACAGAACCAAAACTGGAGTGGTGTAAAGAATAATTGCCGGTGATCTACGGCAATTATTCCACCCATGCCACTCATATGTTGAAAGGGGGTGCACCCTAATGCGGCGCCATTGCCTGTTGAGGCACCTACATGAGCAGAATCATTAGGTTCACTCAAATGAACCCATGTATTCATCCATTCTCCAGACTGTTTATCTATCTTCTGACCACCAATTTCAAGTTCAATATCGGTTATTCCAGCAGCCATAGGATTTTGCGGCGCGGTGAGCATTCCATCAAATTCCAGTTCTAAATACATACGGTGAACTAAATCGCCATTGCGGGAAATAGTTGCAGTACAGCGGCCAGCTGTTAAGGAATCAGAAGACCCATTCCATGTCTGCTCAATAGCCTCCATGGAGAAGTTCGTGTGCCGTCTGTAGACGACCTTGAAGAAGGTAATCTGCGGGTTACCCGTTAAGTAAATATCCTGAGCGCCATAAGCTACAAGTTGCATTAATCCTCCTCCCATATTATTTTATACCTTAGTTTAGAAAAAAAATCTGGGGTAATTAAACTAATTAATTTTTCCGATTTTACGACTTAAATAATATTATTTATTATTTATTGAAAAAGTTATCTTAGGGGATAGAGAGTTAATTTATAAATTTAATAATTAAGTTTACTTAAGTGAACTAAAATAAACTAACTTAATTGGAATACTTTAATTGGAGTAGGCTAAGCCACCCATACCCGACATGATCCGTAGGACGTTGTAGTTGACGGCGTAGATATTGCCGGCACCCTGAGCCGCCCCGAAGTTAAGTTTAGAATTATCAATACGCGAGAAGTTGCAAGTTCCAGAGGGCTGGTGCTCCTCGGGTTTGAGACCGAAGGAGTAGACGTTAATCTTATCGGTCATCTTGGAGGTGCGGGCCGACCCGGCATTAGCATTTGTTACTTTGTATATATTTGTTACCAGATTATCGCCCGCAGCGAAGGGTCCTACCATTGATTGAGTTGTACCGTTCGCTAATTCTCTGGTAGGAGTAGAGACGCTGAATGTAACAACCGTCGCCGATGTTTGTGCTGGTACAGCAATAACTGTTGCAAAATATGTCCCTATATTACCACCAGTCCCGACGGTGGTTGCACCGACTGTATTAACAAAAGCTAAAACATCACCCAGCGATAAATCCATTATTGCAATGAGAGGCGCTGCGTTTTGGAAAGTGATTACCCCATTAAGCAGTGTAATATCTCCGTTATTGGCAAGAGTATCAATAGGATCAAGAGCAGTACCACCTAAACCAGAAAAATCCAAATCGGCGGCGGTATCAGAATCAATTGTTGCGAATACAGCGGTTTTGTCTAAAGAATTAATTTGAGCAGCAGTGGGTAAATTCTGTCTGGGAACGGCGGTGTGGTAATCGTATGGCTGACGGAGCTGGAAGTATTCCTCTTCTTGTGCGGCGAAGCGGTCGTGACCATTAAGGGAAAGTTTAGCAGTTGCGTAATCCGTTGACGATGTCCAGATTAATTCCTTAACAGGGTGGTTAAAGTTGAGCTTGTGATCACCCAAGGCATCTGGGAGAGCTTCCCTCTGGATCTGTTCAATAAGGTATTCGTGAGAAACCTGGGCAAATCTACGTCTCTCGTCTGTATCAAGGTAGATGTAATCGCACCATACCTGGGCGTTGACGGGACTTGTAGTGCCACCCCAAGTAAACTTAAGTTTAACTTCGTGATACTGAAGGGCAATCAGGGGTAAGGCGAGACCGGGATTACGACAGAACCAGAACTGAAGAGGAATCTGAATATTACCAACTCCGGTACCTCCACTAGTACCAATATCGCATTTCATGGCCTTTAAACCGATTGCTTTTGATTCGGGTGTAGATAATTCATTCCAAATCTGAATCCATTCTTTGTAATGTTTATCAATGCGCTGACCGCCAATCTCAAGTTCAACTTCCTGTACGAGATCAGAACCCTCCGTAGACCCTAGCGTCGGGGCACACGTAACATAAACACTGTAAACTAAATCACCATTACGCGAAATAGTGACAGTGGAACTACCCGACGCAGCGGGTCCACCATTAATGGTCTGCTGGATCGCCTCCATGGAGAAGTTCGTATGTCTACGATAGACGACCTTGAAGAAGGTAATCTGAGGATTACCCGTTAAGTAAATATCCTGAGCGCCATAAGCTACAAGTTGCATTAATCCTCCTCCCATATTATTTTATACCTTAGTTTAGAAAAAAAATTTAGAGAATTAAATTTAACATATTAATATTCAGATATTCAGATATTCATATTTTATGACTTAAATATATTATTTACTGAAATAGTTTGAGTGTCTCGTCTTTATCCATCTCTAAGTCTAAGACTTGTTTCACGGGATTCATAATCTGATTCGTGATATAAAATTCATAATCTAAGACTAACTGTTTCTCCTTGATATAATCTATATGCTCAATGCGATCGCCTTGTAGAATAGTTATCTTTTTATATTTCGGTTGACTCAAATCTTCAATCATGAAATTCTTAAATTTAGGTTTTCCGTTTTTAAATTCACCGATAACCCTTCTCTCTTTAACCTTCTTGTATCCGATAATTTCTTTGGTCTTGCCTTTGTCAATATAAGCATACGGAATTCTGTCGTTTGATTTGGGTTTGTTACCGGGATCGCGTTCCGCCATTCTGTCGGCTAATACTTTGTGAGCAATACCTTTCGGATTTTTATAATAACCTCTCAGTGCTTTGGTGATTACGAAGTATCGTAAGGGAAATTCGCCTTCTCTAATTTCTTTAAGAGTTTGTTTTAGCCAATTGAGAGTCATCTCAAAATCTTTATCAATCATGATTTTCTCAATTACATTGCCGAAGACATGTTTCACGATTTGGGCGTTATCTCGCCTCTTTAATACGATACCCATAGAGGTGCGTTTACAATCGTCTATATCTATTTCATATTTATCCCCTGTATATCGTTTCTTAGAGATAAGAATAAATGGCCAGAATGTTTTTTCATATTCTAAATCTTGGGGATTACATAGTAATGGATCATAATATTCTTCATCTTGTGAACCGTCCACGTTATCAACGAGTAATGTACCATTCGTAATATAATCACCTGCCTCTCTACCGCACTGAATACAGTGCTTTAAGGCTTCTTTGCCTACTAAAGTCTGACCATCTTTGATACGACTGAATTTTACAAAGACAGAGTCTGTGTCTCCGTAAATTACATCGGGTTCAGGATAACCTTTTTTGTTTGCCCAGTCTTTTACACCGAACGAAGCATCGTCAATACGCGACCTACCGACACTCGTGGTGCATGCGGCTAGTTTCATTTTATAAATAGTGCTTGTTTTGGCTCCTAGTTGACCGTAGACGCTGTTAGCGGTGACTTTATACGCTAATTGGAGACCATCTAGTACTTTTTTCTTGAATTCATTAGGTTCTTTCTTCATTCTTTTTTTAGTGGCGTTTCTCGCGTCCAGCAGGTGTTTTAATACGGCGGGGACAATACCGAGCGGTTCTTCGTCTTTTCCTAAATTATCGATTAGATTTCGTTCTTTCATAAATTCTTTCTTTAGGAAGTGACAGGTTGTCTGACCGTCTCCTAATTGTTTCTCGATTGTATCGCCTTTACCGGTGCTGACATAGCACCAGTTTTGATAATGAACTGTAT